CAATGCAAAGCACAATTCAATTAGTGACTGGGAAAAAGATAAGTGTAAGCCAGACATGGACACTATTGAACTTCTATGTGGCGTTTTGGAAGTAACACCGACATACCTCATGGGTTCTAAAAGCGATGATGATTATGCAACCATAATTGGAAATCTTATGTCGGAACCTGACATCTTAGATTTTATCGAGGAATACAAAGCACTCGATAAAGAAGATAAGAAAGCAATAAAACAAATAGTTTCATCGCTAAACAAAAGGAGCAAGGGTTAATCCCCTTGCTTCTTTGATTTCAGATATTTAATAAGAATCGTATAGACAAATTTTAACTTGCCCTCATTTTCAGTATTCTCTATCATTTCAATAATTTCCTTTTTGTAATCCATTTTCCGTCCCTCCAATATCACGCAAGCAAGAACATTTGTTCTCTTTTATTCCATTATACCCTCTTCTCAGCGATATAGAACGGACTGGATCATACTTCTTGCCCTCTGCTTAAAAAGTGTTCCCTCCATTTGTCTTGAACGATTGAAAAAGAAATGACATGTACATTCCGCAGAAATATTGTTGCTTTTCTTCACAACAAATGACTGCTGCTCTGCTTCAGATACAACCGCCTGTGTATAATTATGTATCACATATTGATTGTTGGCACTTGTCTTAATAATAACTTCGGAATCTGTCGGATCAATGCTCTCGCATAGCGGCGCACGTACAGAAAATGTGAGCATTATCCCGAACAGAAAAAATATAACCAGCTTTTTTATTCCTTTCATAAAATTCCTCCCAAATTAGTTTATATTATACTCTCAATATAACAATTATACAATATCTCAATCTTGCACAAATTTTCTTACATTAATGCTGTATTTGACGAAAATCGAGAAAATTCTACTTTTTTCGTTCAGTCGTCCCAGATTGAGCGCTGTCCGTTTATCATATAGATTTCGTCCTGGAGATACAGGGGTGCGTCATATCGTGCGATCACGTTCAAGGCAGAGTCACACTGGTTTCGCTTGATTGACTTGTAGGAGCGCACACGGAAGTTCGCTTTTAAGTCTGCATAGATGTTACTGTATACTCTTTGTCTCAATGACCTGTCTTGGTAAGCGTTTGAGTCTTTTCCACCCAGGATGCCCACGCCACGCTTGCGGACTGCTTCCGTGATACGATCAGCTTCGATCGGGAGAATTGGCAAATCAAATTCCAGGCGTTCAAGTTCCTGCCGGACAATATCCACTTTCTTCTCAACCTGGGTTACTCTCTTGTCTACTACGATAACAGCCTGTAATTCCTTGGAAATGCCAGAAAGAGGATTCTCGATTGCGTCCTCCATGTCGTGAAAACGGTTGATATATCTAGCTGTAAAAACGGCACCTTTAGCACCTGTCAGCTTATTTGCGATAAATTCACAGCCTTTCTTTGTAACATCAAAACAAGGTCTGCTTTGATTATTTGCGTCAAGATATGTGTTTTCTGTGAAAAAGTCGCCCAATCCAATTTTGGCTTCGGATAATTGTGCAGCATAATTTCTGATGTCTCTAAGTAATTTGCTGTGGTCTTTTCCAATCATTTCAGCCACTTCCATAGATGTGATAATATTTGTCTTTTCAATAATTTCGTTCATAATTTTTTATCCTTTCTATAAAAAAATATTGATTTTTTACAGAAAGTGTGTTATCATGTACACGCTTCCGAAAAGCAATGTATAAAATAACACAACTTTCCATAATGGCATATTGGGTCTATGCCTTGGTAAGTTTTGCTTGTTCGACAATTCCACGGCGCACAATTTCGGCTTTAGATACGCCATGTTTGTGCGCTGTGGTAACAAGCAAATCATAAATTTCCTGTTCCATTCTGATTTGGAAGTATGTGTTTTTTGTAATCTCTTTTTTAGGTCTACCCATAGTTCTCCTTTCTGTCGTAAATTCCATTTTATTGTAATGATAAATAAATGTCAATTTACTCTAAGTATATAAATTATTGTAATTGGTTAGGTGCCCGCTTTTATGCAGGCACCATTTTCTTATTTCATGCTCTTTTCAAGCATATTCTTGATTTCGATAATTTCCTGCAAAATTCTATCTTCCTTATCTGCACGAATGTCTCCATCAATTGATCTTCGGATATAGTCGTTTTTGCTCACCCCCATTTCCTTTGCCTTTTCACCAACAAAATCAATTTGTTCCTCTGTGAGTCTTAACGTAAATGTTTTGATACTCATTGGTTTCTCCTTTCTTTTTGTGAAGTCGTATTGACTTCTTATGTTCAATATAGCATGAAGTCATTTAGAAGTCAAGTATTATTTTTGTCGAAATCTGTCAAGTTGTTATAAATTATTATGTTTTATTTTGTTTTGTGCTGTGGTACAATCAGATAAAATAAACCATATGAGGAGGATTTTCTATGGAAAAGACCAAAAAGTGCAAATATTGCAAAACAGAGATTCCGGCAGACGCTAAAGTGTGTCCGCAGTGCCGGAAGAAATTAAAAGGTGGAAAGTTTAAGTGGATTCTGCTTACCCTTATCATCCTTTGTGCTATAGGTGCGGTGACAGGCGGAAGTAATAGTAATTCCAGTACGAAATCTACAAATTCTACATCAAGTAAAAAAGAAGATATACCAAAAGAATACACTTCCGTATCAGTTAATGATATGATGGCAGATCTTGATAACAATGCCATGGGAGCGTCTGATAAATACAAAGATAAATATCTTGAAATTACTGGAAAACTTACAAACATTGACGCTTCTGGAAAGTATATTGACTTGATGGCTGATGGAGACTTTGAGATTATCGGAGTTCAATGCTACATAAAAAATGATGAACAAAAAACAAAAGTAGCTTCCATGACCAAAGGAGAGACAGTTACTTTAAAAGGGAAATGTACAGATGTTGGAGAAGTCTTTGGATATTCTCTTGATATTGATGAAATAGAATAAATAATAAAAAAGCCGGCTCCTGCGACCAACAGGAACCGGTTTAATAAATAAGATAATTCGGAGAAAATCTTACCTACACCATAATTATATCATCTCCTGGATTATCGCACAAGTAAAAAAAGGAGAATGATAAAATGAATGAATCAGTATGCATCTATCTAAGGAAATCCAGAGCCGATCGGGAAGCTGAGGCGCACGGAGAGGGCGAAACGCTTGCCAGGCATGAACGGATCTTGTTAGATCTTGCAAAGAAAAAAGAGTACATTGTAGGTGCAATTTACCGCGAAGTGGTATCTGGAGAAACTATCGCCGACCGTCCTGTCATGCAGCAACTTCTGCATGAGGTAGAATCCGGTATGTGGGATGGCGTTCTGGTTGTGGAAGTGGAACGTCTTGCCAGAGGTGATACAATTGACCAAGGTGTTGTATCCAGAGCTTTTCAATACTCTGACACGAAGATTATTACCCCAACAAAAATATACGACCCAAACAATGAATTTGATGAAGAATACTTCGAATTCGGGCTTTTTATGTCCAGACGTGAATATAAGACCATCAAGCGCCGACTGAACGCTGGAAGGATCTCATCAGTAAAAGAAGGGAAATACTGTGGTAACAAACCGCCTTACGGATATGAGAGAGTCAAGCTCGAAAAAGAAAAGGGGTATACTCTCCGGCCAATTCCAGCACAATCCGAAATTGTAAAAATGATCTACGCCTGGTATGCCGGTGATGGCTGCGAGCAAATCGGAGTTGCGAAGATTGTGCGAAAATTGAATGAAATGGGAATAGAATCCGCACTAGGCGGTGGCTGGACTCCTGCCAGTATACAGGGAATTCTGACAAATCCGGTATACATCGGGAAAATCCGATGGAATGGGAGAAAAACAGTGAAGACTATACAGAATGGTCAAGTAATTAAGACACGCCCACGATCAAAAGATACTCTTATTTGTGATGGATTGCATCCGGCTATTATATCGGAGGACCTGTTTAACTCCGTACAGGAAATACGAAAAAAGAACCCACCTCGACCAGTTAGTATAGCAAACTCGATTCGTAATCCACTTGCCGGAATTGTCTATTGCAGCAAATGCGGTCGCGCCATGGTTCGCCGTCCTTATCAAAAGCGCGGACAGGAAGATACCCTCATGTGTCCATATACGTCTTGCCCCACAGTAAGTAGCAAGTTGCCTCTGGTTGAAAAAGCTGTGATTGATGGAATTAGGGAGATTGTGGAGGAATATAAGTTAAACAATGATATTAATATATCTTCAAAGGATATTGATTGCGGAATAACTTCTAAGCAGAATCTCATACACGAAAAAGAAAACGAGCTGAAAAACTTAAACTCTCAGAAGGCGAAACAATATGATCTGCTTGAACAGGGTATCTACACCACAGAGGTTTTTCTTGAACGTGCTAAAACAATATCCGCATCTATCCAGTCATGCTCCGATACTATAGAAAAATTAAAAGAAGAAATCAAGCATGACGAGAACATTATAAAACAACGGTCGGATTTTATCCCGCGCTGTGAAGAGCTACTTGATAACTATTGGAGCCTTGACACAGAATCCAAGAATAAAATGCTTAAAAGTTTGATTGAAAAGGTTGCCTACTCAAAAGATACTAAAAACGCTTATGGGAAAGGCAACGAGATTGGTTTCCAGCTAGATATTTTCCCAAAAATCCAGAAGAATAATTAATGATATCTTCTATGAACTGACGAACTGGCTCATTGATGTTGTCGGTAATTAAAAAAAAGAAATTCCCGGGGAAATTAACCCCGGGATATTTTTACTGCTTCTTAATATATTTTGCAGATACAAAGCCATAATACTTTCCTGCAATACGGATATAATACCACTTACTACCGTTTTTATCTTTCTGGGTAAAATTCATTACTTCCACTTCATTTCCCTGGTTGAGAGTTGGATATTTTTTAATGTTTGGGTACTCAGTTCCAGCCCATGTACGAACATTCAGAACAGTTGCAGTAACATTTCCTTTAAATAGAACCTGGCTCTTGTTTTGCTTGTCTGTGATAGTGGAAGATTCGGAATTTGCCTTTTCTGTCAGATATCCAGTCCAGATCCAGCCAATACCGATACCGGAAACTTTTACATGCGTCCACTTTCCACTTGTTTTTCCATCAATTTCAACAACGGTTCCTTTATTGATTGAACCCATAACATATCCATTCGGTGCCTCGCGGACATACAAATCATTTACTGTTGCTACTCTGGTTCCTGTCTTTTTCCATGTGGCTGTCTCTTCGTAAGACCCCCAGTCAATCCAAACATATCCATCAATGGAAGAATCACTGATTAAATAGGACTTATTTCGGACTGCACCGCCATTTGCTACTACTCCAGCTGCACTAGAAGTATTTCCTTCATTTGTATAGATTCTCGAGCTATCAAAACTCTGCACACTTCCAACATGGGAGCCATTTCGGAAGATTACAAGCGCACCTACCTTTGGAGTATTGTACCAAGTACCTTTTTTCTTAGACCAGTTAGTGATTGATACACAATTGTAAAAACCACCGCCCATAATTTTGAGCGCATTTGTGATTCCAAGAACTTTTGCCAGCTTCCAGAACTGATACTCTGCACACCACGGCTGCCCCTGGCATCCTGGCTGTCCCCAGCTATTTACATCTCTTGCGAATTTGGTGTAATTGTTGTATCCTGCATTCTTTTTAAAATCATCCAGATAGGCATTACTTTTCTTTTCAAGGTACCCGCCGTTGGATGCGTAATAATAACCAAGGCTTAAAAATTCCTGTAATTTGCTCATTATATCATTCCTTTCATGTTGATAAGTACATGATACAGCGAGCAATTGTGAATTTCAGCCCCACATTTTTATATAATATAGCTGTACCCTTTGTGGTGCTTGGAGCTGAGTTTTTTGATTGGTAGTCGGGAACTCAGCTCCCTTTTTGTTGTTCCGATTTTGATATGCTGATTATAGCATATTCATTTTATGTTTGGTAGTGTTTTGTTATTTTTTCTTGTTTCTCCAATAAACTCTATAGTGATCTGTTCAAAGGTCGAAAGTCACTATTATGCCTGTATAACATAGTTTCCTACAATATAAGCTTTTGAAAGATTCGTTGGCTTATATAATTTCATTGTTTGTCCGTCAGGATACAACCATATGGAGCCAACAGTAACATAGGGCTCTTCACCACTTTTTACATCTAAAACTGCATAGTTATAATTAGGATTAAAATCTTTATAATCTTTTGTTATTTCAATTAGTTTCGTATTAAGCGGTAAGTTTTTAAATGAGCCGTATACACCTACCACGTTTACATTTTTTTTAAAATATAGATGTCCGTATTCGGTTTGCATTGTGAAAACCTTTGTTTTTGAACAGTCACTATTTAGTGCATTTATCGCCCCGATAACTGTCTTGTTTTCGGTTTCCAATTTACCGATAACAGCCGTTTCCATTTTATCAACTACATAATCCCAAAACTTGCTCATCAGTCCGCGTTTGTTCTTTTCGTCAGTGGAATCCAACAGCATAACTTCATCATTATCCAATAAAGTTGTATCTTTTTGTGTGTAATTTTTCCAAGTATTATTAGCCATAGTCTTATACCTCCATTGAAATATGTTGTTTGATAAGTTGCTTTAATTCATTCAATTCCGCTTTCACGGAATCAAGATCGGATTGCAGATTTTTAACTTTTTCATGTTCATTTTTTAGCATTGCGAACATACATGGAATCATAATACGATAGTTCCAGTTTTCAGCATGTCCTTTTTCGTTATGATCGACAGCGATTGGAAATCTTCGGTCAATATCCTCCGCGATAAACATTGGCATTTCTTTGCCACACCGTTCGTCTTGCTCCATAAGATATCCGTCTTTGTACTTCGCCCAGATTACTTTGATTCTGTAGAGGTCTTCCAATTCGTCTTCTCTTACAGTTTTGCCAAGCACTTTGTAACGTTTAGAGGAAGCGGAGGAATATCCTGCATAATAACTTGAAGAATTATACAGCATTGAACTTCCACTTGTGACTGCTTTTAACCCCTCTATTCTAAAATATCGACTTATTTTAAAGATCAAATCTCCTGATATAGCAGATAATACCACATGTCTGCCATCATCATATTGAGCTGATAAATCGAGTACTCCGTCTGTAAGACTTCCATATCCTGCGCTGAATATAGATTCCTTTATTTGCGCCCATTCGCTTCCTTTTATATTTTTAAAACCATCTGTGTTATTTATTTTACAAATAACATTTCCGTCCGCATCATATACTTCAAATGTTCCATATCCATTATTTGGACCGCCAAGCTTTAACGTTCCGCCCTTCGCATAAGTGAACGAAATATATAACTGGTTGCCCTCTTTATAAATTCCTTTCATGGAACCATTATTTGTAAGAAGATTAAATATCTCTTCATGGGTAAGTGCGTCCACATCTATCACCACAGGGACAGATTGCATATCCAGCTGATTTGTAGTTCCATCTGCTGCATACAGGATAAATCTAACAGACACAATGCTTCTATCCAGTGAGCTAACAGTATAACTTTTACTCGGCTCATTTACAGTTGAAACCAATACGTTTGTAAATGTAGAGCCATCCGTGGAAGTCTGCACATACCATCTACCGGAATATGCCGTTCTTGTAGCACTGTCGCCATCTCTATAATAAGCTTTTGCCGTAATTGTACTTGGTACAACCTTGTCATTCTGACCTCGTTTTAGGATATTAGATGAAAGCTCGATAAAATATGTCCTGCCAGGTACACCTTGTTCTCCTTTATCGCCCTGTTCACCTTTTATCTTCGTCCAGCTATATTTTGTCGGGTCAATGGAATCATCCGGCGTGTCGTAATCAGTATATTGGCCAATATACTGCTTTCCGGCACTGACAACTACATCAAAGCCAGTTTTTCCGTCCGCACTATTCGCATAAGCTATGTGGAAATATGGCGTCTTTCCGTCCGCACCTGCTTTTCCAGGGATACCTTGTGCGCCATTCGCGCCTTTTACAAGTGTCCACGCGTAATCATCTGGATTAGTACTATCTTGCTCGGTAAAATCCGCATACATACCGATATACTCACGATTACTGTCCGACACAGAGAAATCTGTTTTTCCATCAGCACTGTTTGCATAGGCTAAGTGTGTTCGCTGGGATAATCCATTAGAACCTTGGTATCTGCTCCAAGTGTAATCTGATGGGTTATTACTTCCCACTTCTGCTCCAGATTTTAAAAATCCAATATAGGGAATTTCTTCAAGTGAAATGCAAATAGCGTTCCCATCTGTATCACAAATAACATTCCCATCGGAATCAAGCCAAAGTACATATTGAGGATTATCCGTCATGTCCTCGCCATTCGGCATAGAAGAGTATCGTATTGATGGGGATACGCCTGGAATACCCTGATCTCCTTTCGGTCCCTGGAGGCCGTCAACGCCATCTTTGCCGGCGTAAATTTTAGCCAGCGAAAATCTCTTAACTACTGATAGAACGCTGATATATGTTGCTTTAATATCTACCCATCCATCGTCAGCGGATAATGCTGTTACCGTGTATGTCTTAGTTGAATTGTCCCAGGATCCTGTTACGCTATCTGATTTGATAATTGTAAACTTACAATCAGATGTAATATCCTGTGTTCCGTACATTACGACCGCCTGTGTACTCACGTTACTAGGAAACGTTCCATAATTTCCATCAGAATCAACAGAAACGCCTTGGTATTCGTTACTCAGCTGCAAGGTCATATTCTTGGCAAGAGCCGCCGCTTCCTGCGCGGATTTAGCTGCCGCTAAAGCATCCTCGGAATCCTGTAATGCTTTTGTTACGTCCGTATCTTTTAATCTTTCCCAGTAATACCCTTTTCCATCATTGCGGAATCTGTAAGCATGGCTGTCTCCATCATAATACAGATCACCTACATGCTTACTCATTTCTGTATCAGTTAGCCACTCGTTTGCCGGGTAATTGCTAAGTGTAGGTGCAGGAGTCCCGGTCCAGGTATTGATATTTCCGTCAATCTGACCTTGCATACTGTTTAACAGTCCGTCCAAAGGTGATGCACCGATTCGCACGGATGCGCCGTCAATTACAATCTGGTTATTATCAATATCGGCTGAAAAGATAATTTTTCCGTTTGTGTCACGCACGATCAGCGCGCCGGCATTGATGTAGCTTGCATTGATTCCCTCGGCGTATAGCAGTCTTGTAATCATTTCTCCTGTAACAGTAAATCCATAAGGATAGGTTTTTCCACCATCTGTAGAAATTCCAATGGCTTCCGCCGTGAGTTTCCATACAATATCTGATTCTTCCAGAGTCGGCTTATTGTGCATATAATAGATTACACTACCGTCGTCCTGTGGATCTTCTGTCATATAAAGCCCGCCAGACTCCTTAAGCGTATTTGCTAGCCTTTCAACGGCTTTTTCGCGCTCTGTGCGTTCATCCTTAACAAGTTGTCTAGCTTCTACCAGTGCTTTTGTAGCTTCCGACATATATGTGCTGCTATTTCGGATGGGATCATCTGCCTGCGTTTTTACAGTGGTAATGCCATTTAACGGAGATGATACATCAGTAATCGGTGTAAGATATTTATTTCCGTTCCGATCAAAGCTATATGCCATGTCTCCAAACTCTAACAGAGGATTATAAATCAGATCTCCTTGCAGATTTCGGAATTTAGCCCCGACCAGATCGCCACCGATCCATGCCGCTACAGTTCCGAGGTCACTGTCAGACAGAAGATTATTTTCCAACTCCAGAACATATCCAGCAGTTCCAAACAGGGATTCCGATTCTTTGTTTTTTACTCTGATACCAGTAATTACAATATCATCACTGGAAAGTGTAGGACTACTCACGTAATCCTCTAATTTAAACGGAACTAAGGAGCCGTTTTCGACAGCTCCAAAATTCCATTTTATAAACTGCAAATAACCTCTGTTGTCAATTCTGGCGTTTGCTGTCTCTAGCATTGCCGCCCATCCGATCAATTGACGGAATGTCATATTATCTGGGAGCGCTGTGACAATTACATTTCCATGCGCCATAGAGGAAAATCCAATAGGGATATTCAAACTCTCACAAGCGTCTCTTACCAGCGCTATAACTGTCTGTGGAAGTGTCAGAGCACTATAATATTTAGCATTGGTTTTATACATGCCATCCAGCGCCGTAAAGCTCAATATTTCGCCGTATTGCTCTGGCGTGGTAATTGTATAGATACCCTTGTCAATCGTCTCGTATCGGTCTTCCGAGGCGGCTCTGGAAAGGACTATGCTGTTTCCATCAGTGTCTAAAATCGGTTCATAAAAAACATCCATCCAAATTGATTCACTGGCTGGTTCTGCAACGGAAGTCTGGAGTTTCAAATAGGCATGAACCTTTGCCTGGTAGAAATTATAATCTTTCCACTGATCCTCTGTATTATCCAATTCAAGCTTCATCGTTTTGCATACTGTAGCGCCGACCGGGAAGCTGCCACTCTCCGCACAATCGGAAAAGTCATTGTTGCCGATCATAATCTCGTTTTCAAGTGTCTTTGTTGTTCCGTCAGCAAAGGTGATCTCCACGATTTCAATTACTTGCTCACCATCCTGCAACTTTTCTTTAAAAGTATTTGATACATTAATCAAGTGGATTCACCCCCTGCATATTAAACGATATCTCAGAGTAATACTCTCCAACATGCCTTATATTGTAGTGCATTTTTCCAACATAAAATTTTTCTGATCGCCATTCGTTTTTATGCGCCAGCCAATGATATAAAATAAATGGTTTTCCTTTTATGATTGCATTTACCAGATTAGTTGATTTCTCATCAACCGGCACATTGGTGGCTTTATAGCTATATTGCATAACTGTAAAAAGCGGAGTTATTAGCGCAACTCCTTTTTGAGTTCGATTACTTCCCTCCGAATAGGTGGTCTCAAAGTTACACTGCATATCCTCATCTGGTTGAGGGATGAGAAGCCCATTTATTTTATATCTATCAGTTATTAATTTACTTATTGAAAATGCCACATTCTCACCCCCTATGCCAATTCAAACGGATTTGTACCGCTTGCATCACGTCTTAACTTTGCTTCGTCAATCATCTCATCAAATATGGTTCGTCTGTTGAGCTGTGCGGTAAATCTATAGCTTCCGCCAGACTGCTGTCCTCCAGTTTCTTCCCTTACAATCTGCCTTAACAATTCTTCTGGTGCTTCCAGGTTGCGACCATTCTTCTGATCTCCAAGCACTGCAAGGAACTCTGATCTTGGCGGGATAACGGCACCTTTTGCAAGATATGGAATTGTAGGAACTCTTGGGAAATTAGCTGTAAATCCAATTGTCCTTGAGCCAAACGGAGTTGGAACCTTCCACGGTCCAAATGTAAATGCTGATTCAATGCCGCCGATTGCACTGTTTACAGTTCCAATAGCGCTGTTTGCAATTCCGATGACTTTGTTTAGAATATCCCGGATGGTATCACGGATACCGCCAAAAATTTCCACCACTCTGTCTCTTGCCGATGTAAATTTGTTTACAATAGCATCGCGGATAGCTGCGACTTTATTTCCCACAATCGTCACGATATTCTTCCAGGTTTCTCTTGCATTGGCTTTCATACCGTTCCATAAAGTTGAAGCTTTTTCTTTCATGTCGCTAATTTTTCTGGTTGCCGCTTCTGCCATTTCTCGCGTCTTTGAAGTAACAAATTTAACTATCGAAGAAACGACATTTGAAACAAGTGTTCCTATCGCATCCAAGATTCCAGTAACGGTTTCTTTCAGATCAGAAAGAATCATACTTACACCTTTGCCCATTGTTTTAAAGAAGCCAACAACAGCAGATGCTACGATTCCTGCAACTTCTTTGATTTTGTCCCAATTTTTGTACAGTAAAACGCCAATCGCAATGCAAGCTCCAACGGCAATAGCGAATATTCCCCCTGGTCCGATAGCTGTTGCGATAGCTTTAATACCACCTATAATTCCACCCGCCCCAGTCATCAGAGCTATAAGACCTTTTCCATATGTCATAATTGTACCAATACTTCCGCTGATGCCTTTAGCCAGTACCGCGATCTTTCCTGCTGCAAATGCTCCAATCAGAGCTGCGCCGAATGCCTCAATGATTGACTGATGGTCTGCAAAAAAACCTGACAAATCAGACACTAGGTTAATCACTGTTGGAATTCCTATTTCAATCAGCCATTTCAGCATCGGAAGAACGATATTATTGTAAATCCATTCAAGAACATTTCCGATGGATTCTAAAATTGGAGCAAATGTACTGGTTAAATTGCTGATAGATTCCAATAGCGGATAAAAGTTGAGATTCGCCGCCCATGTCGCTGTATCCTCTGCGATTTTCTCAACAAACTGCATAACTACTACAAGGGCATTTGCAATGTTCTGTATGATCTGCGTTCCGACATTGTTCTTGCTCCACGCATCGGCAAAACCGGATGCAATATTTCCTATTGTTATAAGGACATTCTGAGCAATCCGAAGCATGGTCGTAAGCATTGTCGTACCTGTGCCATTTGTCCAGACCTCTACAAGGCTTTTACCTACACTTACAGCGAGCTTTTTGAGTCCATCAAGTGCGGTTTTCGCCGCATTAATAGTATTCTTACCCTCTTTTTTCCAAGCGTCCTTAAATGGCTTCCAGAGTTTTTTAAGAAGGTCGGCTAGTTTCTTAGCAGAATCACTAATCTTGTCAAGTGCGTTTTCGCCCTCTGCCAGGCTGCCATAGTCCACACTGCCAACCGAACTCGGCAATCCTCCGCCCCCAGAGCCAGTTCCACCGGATCCAGAACCAGATGGAATTGAAGATGTGCCCTCTGTGGAACTAACCTTGTGTACTTCGTCAAGTGACGAAAGATAGTTTTTTGTTTCCTTATTCGCTTTTTTTGTTGCTTTTGCATTGTCGTTCGTGGCATCTGCCAGTTTTTCTGCATTATCGGCTGCCTGTCCATACTGATCTGCTGTATCTGCGATCGCGTCTGTTCCGGCAATGCCTGCTCCACTTCCACTTGTCTGACCGGAAGATTTTTTACCGGTAATGAGTTCTGTAAATGACTTAAATGCATTCGCTAGTGTCGCCAGTTTGCCGAGAAGAATATTGATCACTTTCAGAACAGGCGTGAAAATATTAATCAATCCCTGTCCGACTGTTGCCTTGAGAGATTGCAGCTGCAACTGCATCACTCGCACCTGGTTCGCCCAGCTGTCAGAAGTACGGATGAAGTCTCCGGATGCAGCTGATAACTGTTTCTGCACAAAAGCCAAACGGAGGGCAACTTTCTCCTGTTCAGTCATTTCAGATGTGGTTTTTCCGTAGCCATTAGCCAGTGCGTACTGGTCGAGTGCCGACTGGCTCATTACCACGCCAAGATCCTTGAGTGTTTCCGTTTCACCAGTAAATACGGATTTCAGCTTGATGTAAGCTAAGTCCTGACTGATATTATAAAATGATGCTACATCACCAGTCAGCTGTGTCAGAGCCGTTGACATGTCGTAAGCCTGTGATTCTGAGAATCCGAATGACTTAGACATTGCTCCGAACGTACCAACATACCTTTTTGCCATTGTCTCTGACAGTCCGGCTGAGACCATTGCATTCTTTGCAAATTCATTGACCTTATCCGACATGGTGGTAAATGTAACATCGACCACGTTCTGCACTTCTGCCAAATCAGAGCCAAGTTCCACACACTCTTTTCCGAATTGCACCAACTTACCAACAGCAAAAGCCCCACCAATTAACAGACCGATTTTTTTTACAGCACTACCAAGGCTGTTAAATGACTGTTTAATCCTTGATACTCCATTATCAATTCCAGATGTATCAAGCTTGGTATCAATAATAATTGAGCCATCAGCAGCCATGTGTCCACCTCCTAACTATTTGAGGTTCAACATCTCATTCAGCTTATCTTTATAAGCTTGCTCCTCTTCGCTGAGACGTGTTTTTATATCAATAATGTTCTTATTTTCCTGATAGAATTTCTTTTCCCATTTATCCAGACGTTCGCCTTTTGCCTTTTTTGACCGGATTCCAACAACCGTGTTGAACAGACATTCACCGGATTCCATGAAGTATCCAAAGAATGTCCACCAGTGCATGTATGAAACGGCTCTGATTTCTTTACCAGCAACCTTGTTTACAGCCGGTACAATCATATCTCCGTCCTGCTCCCAGTCCATTAATCGGGGTTTGGGGTTGTTTGGATTATCGTCTGATTGTCCGCAGTCGATGAACTCCGATGCTTTCTGGCAAGCTTCGTCCAGGCACTCAGACGGTATGTTCTGCCAGTCCTCAAACAGAATTTGTAACATAACAACCGCTTTCGCCTGTTCATCCAGTTCTGGGTCGCTCATGGCTATGAGAATATCAATGATCGCTCGAAAATCTGTCCTAATAGAAAAATCCACCCCACTGATGTTGAGTGAGGTGGGAAGCTTATAGGCGGTCATTTTGTATACTTCTCCGTGTACTTATTGACTGCTGCCTGCATTTTCTTTTTTCTCTTTTCGATTTCCGGTGCGATTGCTTCTGCGATCTTGTCAAGTACGATGTAGGCGAATACCTGACCATTGCCGAAAACAGTAGTTGCCGTAATGGGTTCCTTAAACAGGTCTTTTGATGCTTCATATCCAAGCAGATAGTTGATTTTGTCTTCGATCTGTTTGTTCAGTTCTGCCACTTCCTTACCAGATGTGACTTTTTGAATAGAGTTTTTAAGCTGGTCAAAGTACTCTCCCAGTTCCTCCGCACGTGCTGCTACATTGATATCAGTCGGGTTAAGCTTGAAAGAAGAAAAAACTTCGTCTTCGTTGTTGGTAAACGTGAATGTAAAAATTCCATCATCAATTTTGGTATTAATTACTTTTGCCATTTAACATGTCCTCCTTGTATATGTGCTTATTTGCCGTCGGCTGTGAATGTACCGGAACTGATATCAAATTTTCCTTTTACACGTTCGCCAACATAGTTAACGGTAAACGGAATCTGATATCCGGATGTATCACCGCCGTAGGAGGTCGGCACAACATAACAATCCTGCTGATATGCTTCATACTTGCCTTCCGTGGCTTCTGTCCAGAGATGAACTTCAACTGCTTTTGTCTTGAGGTTGTCGTCTTTGAGACGTCCATCTACGATCTTCTGTAATGCTGTGAACAGGCCTGATGTGGTATCTGCATAGAACGGATCAGCGTCAGAAGAAACTTCATAGCCATTATGTTTAAATGTGGATTCTCCAAGAATATTTTTAGATGTTTCGGTGTCTGGATTGAGTTCGACATTGTACTCTTCCAGATCTTTTCCAAGACGCTCATACTTCGGTGTCAGTCCTCCACAGAGAGAACCTGCATCGATATAATGAGCCATGTATTTACGGTCAATTTTGCCTGTAACTGCCATAGAAATGTCCTTTCTGCCTATAACTCTTAAAAGGCTGTGTAGGTTAGCGACTATCTCCGATTGATAGCCGGTTAGTTATTATATTTAATTGGTGTAATCACCATTTTTCCCAGTCATATTCATATTTGACTGTGATCGGAAGTAACCAGTCCTGCACACCGTTCTCCTGTGGCTCTGTACCGTAGGAATTATCCCTTGTGATACGTTTTATCACCCTTCCTCTTGAAAGCTCTGGAAACGCGGATAAGCGCGTCTCAATGCCATCTACTGTGACTGGTTCACGGCAAATCCACTTTCCAAGGTTATCAAGGAACTTCTGAACAGAGAGCTTCTGTCGTTCCTTTTCGGATGCGGTACGATATACCACGATAAACGGATACTGGCACACCTGGTGCATCGTTCCACATACATCCTCTTTTTCTGAATAGATTAATGCTCCGGTATCTGCAAAGAACGAGATACCGCTATCGGTTCCAAGTTCTTCATATTTGATTGTTTCGTTTTCATATAACCCCGGATACTGATTCAGCAGAGCTTTCATGGCTTCTGTCAGAATCTCATATCCCTCTGCGTCCTTGCCGATCGGTTTATCCGCCATATTGCATCCTACTTTCCTAATATTTCAAAATGTGGTATCAGTGTATACGGTCCACCCACGCTTGTGATTTTGAATACATTGTCTTTGTTTTGGTTTGTGTATTGATAGAATCCATTTCGGTAATCTCTATCAGTTACTATTCCACCAGTCCACTCACCCTCCCAGAAGAACGATTCATCTGAGAATGTAATAGTATCTTCCAGAGCGTTGTTAATCTGTCTTTTCCACTCCTTAGGCGGCACCCATGGAAGAATCTTGCCGTCTTTATCAGTAATGGTTATATCGCCGTTCTGAACGGTATATCGAACGTGTAACTGTGCATTGTCTGTTGCGTCTGGTCCGTACTTCTTAAGGATTGCCCCCTTGTCCGTAATAAGGTCGACACCGGATAAAACATGAGGATACCAGTACGCATCTCCAGTCGTGGCTGATTCGTAATAATCAAAAATCGTCACCGTTTTTTCGTACATGATACCATCTCCTTAATCATTTATTTTTCAGCTTATCCACGTCAACCTTGGACGTTCGCTTCCACAATTCCGTAATCTTCTCCCATCCGAACATGGAAATAAATGCCACAATAAACCCAGCCATGATAGCTGCTAAAATCATATACCACAATATTGTCATGCGGATATACTGCATATACGCTACAAAAGCGGCTACAGTAATACCGATAGACAGTACAAGCACCAAGGCATCTGTCGGAATTTTCGACAGGAACCCAACATTTTTAATCACCTGTGTAATCACAGACACGCAAAATGCTAAAACACTGATTACTGCCAGAATCAGAGTTACATTTGTAAATAATGCTTCCATTACTCTGATACCTCCAAATCAACTTTTTCCATAACTGCCCTTGCTTCCAGAACAGCAATATAATCCGTCATTGCTCTTACCTGCATATTGTAAGTGCTTCTCGGACAAGTAGGAGTAAATGGGAGTTCCCCTTTGTCCCACTTTTCAAGCATATTCGCAAGTTTCTTATATCGAATAACCACCTGCATATACTCTGCCTTAAAGCGTTCCTTGTAATCTGCACTATTCATCATTTCAACTGTCTGTTTTAATTCCATTATCCAGATACCTCCTTAAATTCTTTTTCAAATTCATCTTTTGTCATTGTGCTGAAATACCCTTCTTCATCACGCAATATGTAGTCTCCGGAATTTATGATTACCAAATCAACTCTTTCGCCATCTCTAAATAGAACAGAATATGTAGAAATCTTAATGTGTGGTGATTTAAGGTTGTTATTAATTTCTACCGAATCGCCAACAAACTTTTCGATTTGAGCTATACTTTCTGGAGTAGTAAAACATTGAATAGCTTCAACTATAGTCGGTTTTATTCGCACATATTTCATGCTTTCACCCCGCATGAGTCTAATGTTGAAATATCCATTATTGTCACCTCACAAATCAATTTTTCCAGACATTAAATCTGGTAAAAGTGCGTCTCTCAATTCTATCAAATATCTGTTTTCTTCATTGTTCAGATACATTATGTGTTGTTTCCACATCTGTAAAATTGAAAGCAATATAGTTGATATGTTGTTCTTGCTTCCATTTTCAAATTTCAGTTCTCCTGCTTTCTTCGTCATGGAAATAAAGTTTTCTTTTTCGATTTTTTTTCCGGTAAAAGTAAGCATTTGATTCATGGAATCCGCTGTTTCTTCCGACTGCTTGAACATCTGGAATATGTCATACAATCCGATTGATTTTGCAAGTGTTTCATTCATTGTCAGTTTGAGACCATTTTTCTCATTGATAACTCTGTTTAAGTCGTCAATGATTTCTCCATAATCTCTGTGCGCGAAATCCTCTTCTTTAAATTCAAGGTATCGTGTTGGGAGAAGAGTATATCTGTTTTCTACTACAGTTTGAAAAGGCACGCTTTTTGAAAATTCGGCAATGCTTTTCTGATTAATAATAGAATCAATGGCGTTTTCCATCTGTTCATCAGAAAAAACATTAACAGCTTTTTTGTACGTTCTATTTTCGTGACTTGCCCCGCCAAACTGTCCATTTTGTTCTCTTTGCTCTACATCGCAAGTTTTACGCATATCTAAAAATGCAATATGTGTTGTCTCTTTTTTCTTGTTCAGTGTCAAAAGGCAAGTTGCAATCGAAGTAGCTTCAAACATTTTATCTGGACACAAAATAACTGATTCTATCAGATTCTTCTCAATAAGATACTTTCTTATTTCTATTTCATTTTTTAGTTCTGAAGTTAATATCCCACACGGAAGAATCATTGAAACTTTTTCCTTACAGTTATCTAATGCGGTCAAAATAAAAGCATAATTTGCATTGCTTTCTGGCGGCAACTCACAGTCATTAAAGCGAGGTTGCAACTGCGCAAACGGCGGTATCTTCCACTTCATATTATATGGTGGATTTGAAATACAACTATCTGTCTTTTCTGGCTTAAAATTTTCTATCTTTTTTACAGAAGAATATTTATCACCTTTCTTTACAAGATAAGTTGCAAAGACTTCATCCTGCAATGCATCACCATTTACAACAACTGCATCAATATTTCTTGCTGCCAAATTGAAAAGCAGAATCGGAATAACCGTTTTATCGTACTCATAGCATACGAATTTCAATTCATTATTCAGATTCCATTTTTGAATAGTCAATGCACCACTTCCGGCACATAAATCATATACAGTGTGTTCATTTTCTGTCCGTACCAGTTTTCCGACAAATTTTGCCAGTGAAACAGGCGTGTAATCCTGCATCTTTACTTTTCTATCAGCAAGGTAATACTGAAAGATCTTCTGTAGCCAATCAATAGACAAGTCCTCTACCATATTACAGAATTTGTCGAAATATTCCGTTTTTCCATTCAGTACAATTTCCATCAAAGAATCTGAAATCTGTTCTGGATTTTCAATATTCAACAGTTCTATTACTTTACTGGTGAGTTCTTTTAATTCCATAATTACACTCCTGCATACAATACTGGTATTCCATCATCCGTCCTTACTCCCATCAGAAGCGGTAAAGCTGTCTTAAGAAGTAAGTCATTCGTTTTCTGTACATCTCCGGCGGCGGCATACACTGCACTCCATTCCTTTGCACTTGCTCCAATCTGCTGAGGTGTGGCGTAGGAAATGGATTCACTGCCAGAAGATACAGATGTTACGATGCCTGTCGTGCTACCACCGGACCCGATTGTGGTTGATACTCCACTAGCGGCGGCATTGGCAGCATTCTTTTCAGCAAGCTCAATCTGATACATTAATTCAGCCAATGAACAGACCGCCTTTTTGATGCGTTCCTGTGAGCGTTCATTTGTCGGCAGTCCATCCACCAACCTGTCGAATGTCATCAAATCCACAAAATCACTGGCTCTTTCTGCCAGTCGTGGAAAGTCGGTTTCTGGCACGACAGAGCCGAAGTATGAAGTTGTGTAAAATTCATAATCTGCATAAGCCATGCCAGTTACCTCCTAGTCGATCATCATTTTGCTGTTACAGTCGCGTGTCCAGCACTAAGCGCCTTATAGGTGCTGTCGCACTCAACCACTGTGATTACCTGCCCTGTTGCTGCTGTAATGTCAGATTCTCCATCCCATGCGCTCCAGTTCTTCACATTCTGTCCGTAGTCTACAGCAGTCTCAGATGATGCAACTTTGTACTTGTACACATTTCCTGCGCTTGCTTTTGCCGGAGTAATGGTCACTTTAGTATCTCCACTTTTACTTCCTGCCGCAGAGTTTACAGTCAGAGTTCCAAGCGTCTGAGTTGTGTTGATAGTTCCTACGGCAATAGCATCAATGTACTCTGCAAAGAGGGTAAGTCCCATGATTGCGAATGCTTCGGATACTGCTGTGTGGTAATTGCCCTGTGTATGGAATCCGATCAGATTTGTTTCACCGGATACAGTATATACAAGACCCGCTCTTGCAAAATCAGATTCGTTCGGGTCAACATAGTACAGAACGATATTTTCAACAGGTGTAGCGATTACTGTTCCTCTCGGAATTTCACTGTCAGATAACAAGAAGATTGTGTTGAATCCCAGGAAGTCTTTCACATACTGGAAGCCGAACTGGTTCTGAATAGTGATATCAGCTGCGCCGATATACTCATACACATCCAGGATGTTCACGAATCCAACAACACCAGTCACATTTCTGTGCATCTGCTTAAATTTGTTTTCTACACGGCCCTTGGCCATTGCCAGAGCCATCTGGAATGTGATCTCTGTGAATGTGAGAGTACCGGTTTTCAGATAGTTGTAAAATCTTTCAGTAACATTGGTCTGAAGCTGGAAGAGGAATTCATCATCGGTCATCTGAACAGCGTTCTCGTAACCGTGATCTTTGATTGCTTCGATAGATACAGCCTTTGCGTATTTCTCGATAGTCATTTCTGCATAGGGTTTTTCTTTTACAACGAATTTGCTATAAGGGATTTCCTCACCTTCACCAACATTTCCGTTCTGTAATGTACCCTCTGCATATTTTGATTTAAGAACCGCTCCGGGTGTCTTTTTGATTGGACGCATGATACCAAGGATTTCACGTAAGTGTTCCCAGTTTCTTTCGAATCTGGTAACAAAGTCAATCTCACGTGCTGTGACCTGGATATCATTTGTCATAATAAGATTGGATTTTGCTGCCATAAAAAAAGTCCTTTCTACCCATAATTGTTAAGGTATTGGGTTAGCGGCTATACTCTGGTGTATAGTCGGTGTAAAAAAATCACTGGAATAACTGGATATTCTGAGCAATTGCAGCCTGTCTCTCAGACGGGTCTTTAATTGCTTCGATATCTTTCTTTGTCATGCTTCCCGGTGTCTGTTGCTGTCCAACATGAGTAGTAAACCTTGCCTGGTTCTGCTGAGCCTGTTGCTGAGATTCGTCTACAAAAGCGGATGCGTCAGTCTGTTTCATTTGCTCGATCAAGTCATTCAGCCCAAGGATTTTATCGTCTTTCAGCTTCAATCCGGCTTCTTTAATGTCTGCCATAACAGACTTCTTTGCAGCCTCACTGGAAAATTTAACATCATCAAGTGCTGTTTTAAGTGCGTCTGAAAAATCGCGGTCATAGATCTTCGCATTGAATTCCTTTTCTGCATCCTCGGCTTTCTTCTTCCATTCAGCAAGCTCTGCCTGAATGTTCGCCGGGTCGATACCGTCAAAACCTTTCAGAGTTTCTTCTGCTGTCTCAGCACGTTCTTTCCAGTCATCACGTTCTCCCTCGACTTTTGACAGAGTTTTCGCTACTTCTTTCGCATTTTTGTAATGCTCAGAGAGTGCTTTCTTAACATCTGCCTGCTTGTCCTCCGGGATCTCAATTCCAAATGATTTTAATGTGTCAATAAGTTTCTGCATATATATCCTCCTGGCCGTTTTTATTGACCTGCCGCCGCAGGTATGGATTAAGCCAGTTAGACCACTGGCAAGGTAATCGGAAGGGCAGGAATCGAACCTGCGGCACATAGCTTATAAGGCTACTGCTCTACCACTGAGCTACATTCCATTAACCCGGATTCCCGGGTTAGCAAGGTATTTATCGTGTTATGCCTGCCACTATCCGACTTTCACGGAGATGTTGTTTCATTTACAAAGAGGTGTTACCAGTCAGTCAAACCGGCTAATGAATATGCCGGAAATTGCATCCGCTTTTCAACCTCCAGATTCCGCTCGAATCTGTTTCTCTTAAGGACATATTCACAAAGAAAGGAGGACATGAAACGAAAAAGAAAGCAAAAACTTCTAATCAGCAAGCCCTACAAGGTTCACCATGCCTTGCAAGATTATAGTATCACATTTTTTTTAAAAAGTTGTCCCCACATTTGCAAGAGTCAAAGCATACTTCTCAGTTTTTCAACGTATCTTTTAACAAGATCACGCTCTTCCCGGCACTCTGCATCCTTGGACATATCGCTCATTTCTGTAGTAAGTTCGTCAAGATGTTCTTCCAGAGCGGCAAGCATCTTCCTCTTGCAGTCCTCAGACTTTCCAGAACGATAATTCTGTTTCTGTGTCATATAGTCACTGTAAGTGTCTCGTCCATCAGATCGGCTATAATTTCCTCTTCCGGTTCCGTAGTCGCGACTTTCATCACCGTAAGAGGTGCCACGATCATAATCTGGGTACATCATTCTTCCATCACTGCGGCTGTATCTCCCCATGCCGCCACGTTTTCTTCCGCGCTCGCTGTAATCGTCATTGTATCCGCTACGCATTTCATCAAGGACGGCGTTGTAATACTCCACCTTTTTGTCCCAGTACTGCGTATTTTTTATATCTTTGTACATATCAATCAACTTATATGTCATTTCCAAGTTTCCAGTGGTCAGCCCACTATCTGCGATTTTTGCAAGCTCGTCTTCTATCCTTGCGCATAAATCCTTGATATCTCTCATAACTGCACCTCCTACGCTTCTCTAGTCACGACAATATTTGCGTTCGCAACAGAAATAGCCTGATCGCTTGTGTTCTCTACTGCAATATTAACGCAACATCCGCGTGGTACATCCACGTAAATTCCGGAAGACACATTATTATACTGATCTACTGCTGCCGGTGTGGAAATCATCTGAGAAGAAAGAACCGGCTCACCAGAGATTGCAATAGCCAGAGAAATAGCTCCGACAGTACCGCCTGTTGGAATCGCGATATTACCGGAAAAATCCACGAAAAATCTCGCTTTACACTGGTTAGTAAGTCCTCTTAGCGTAATAATTCCGCTTCCCTCTCTGTGCTGAATGCAGTTAGAGCCTTTAACTGCTGTGTTTGAAAATACTACGTTTCCATTTGCTGCTACGGTCTGAGCAGCTATATTTGTAAATTCTGCCATAATTTTTACCCCTTTCATATCACAAAAGGACAGGTCTCAGCCTGCCCCTCTGTGTAATACGGCAAAAGCCGACATTCGAATCAATCGAAAGATACTCTCGATATGAAGTTATTAGCAATTACATCCAGTATTGCATCCGCATCCGTAGAATGTATTCGGGTTAGGAACCTGATATGCCGGAATTGGTGCTGGATTAATCGCATTAATAAGCTGCTGTGTCTGTGAAGCCATTGCAGTTGTGAGAAGTGCACTCTGGCGATCCTGAGAAGCAGCGCGTCTGAGATCATTGTTTTCAGCCTGCAGGTTAGAAATCTTTTCATTGCAAAGATAGTCAAGAATGGCTCTTGTCCCTGCGTTCTGGCTGTCGATAATGTCTCTTGTGTTGCTGTTCATGGTGTTCTGCAATGCACAGGTGTTCTGTGCCATATTGTAGTTTACGCCCTGGATAGCTTCCCTGGTTTCACAACAGCAGTTCGCAAGCTGTGCCTGCAAAGCATTTGTATTCTGCATATTCGCTACAGTATCAGCATTGATTGCCTGCTGGATTCCGAAGCCAGTCTGCATGATGTTGGTGTTAATTCCGTTAAAGCCGGTAAGCATACCGTTATTCACTGCATAGAATCCATCACAGAGTCCATTGTTGATCCCGTCAAGTTTGCTGATTACTGCGGAATTGTCAAATCCTCTCTGAATATCTGCCTGAGTAGCTGCTGT